CCTCGGCGGTACAGCGGGTTCTGCTGGTTTAGTACAGAAGGCTTATGACCGTCTCTTGGAGTTCGCACTCCGTTCAGAGCCACTCATTCGCTCAGTTGCTGACAAGCGCCCAACCAACCAATCAGTTCCTGGTTCAACAGTAGTTCTACAACGCTACGTTGACTTGGCTGCTGCAACAACAGCACTTACTGAAACAACAGACCCAGATGCAGTAGCAATGTCTACACCAACATCTGTCACAATTACACTTAACGAATACGGTAACTCAGTTCTCGTAACTCGTGCACTTGAATTGTTCTCACTTGCAGATGTTGACCCAGCAATTGCTAACATCATCGCATTCAACCTTGCTGATTCAATTGACTCAGTTGCAATGACAACACTTCGTGGTGGCACAAACGTCATCTACTCAGGTTCAACTGCAACATCAACAGCAACAATCACAGCAGCAGCAACAATCTCATCAGCAAACATTCGTCGCGCTGTTGCTAAGTTGCGTGCTAACAAGACCACAGGTCGCAAGGGTTCACTCTACTGGACTGGTATCCACCCAGAAGTTTCACACGACCTACGCGCCGAGACAGGCTCAGCAGGATGGCTCCTTCCAAATCAGTACGGTTCATCACAGGACCGCATCTGGGCAGGAGAAATCGGTACATACGAAGGTGCATACTTCGTTGAGTCAGCACGTCTTTACAACGCAACAGACGGTGCATCATCTGCACGTAACTACCGCACAATCATCTGCGGACAGCAAGCGCTTGCAGAAGCAGTTGCTGAAGAACCACACGTAGTCATCGGACCAGTCGTGGACAAGTTGATGCGTCACCGCCCAATGGGTTGGTACGGCGTACTCGGCTTTGCTCGCTACCGCGAAGAAGCACTATTCCGAATCGAATCAGGTTCATCAATCGCTTAGTTGATTGACGGGTGGGGCAGTAGTTACCGAAATCTCTGCTGCCCTATCAGTAAGTTCATTAAGGAGAACAATGGCAAATTATACATTCAAGACACCTTATGCTCTTGAGGGTCCGTCAGGTAAACACAGATTGTTTTACTTTGCCAATCTTCGCAAAGGAATAACTGTTGTTAAATCTGGTGCTACCTACTCAACCTTAAGGTACGCAGTAGACTCAGACCTTCTTAACTACGATGTTGTTTATCGTGGTGGTTATGAATACACAGTAGGTGACACAGCCAAGGCTGAGTTAATCGCTGGTGGTGTCGGAGTAACAGAGGCAAATTTCACAGCACAGTAAGGGACAAATGAATCTACATCAAATACAGGCACATCCAGAGTATGTTGAAGGATGCTTTGGTTGCAAGATAGGAACTCTCGAACTAGGTACTGGTGATGCAACCAGAGACATCTCTGATAAGAAATGGACTTCTGAGTTACAGGCTTACCGAGATGCAAGAGACCAGGGAATTCAACCAGCAGGCACAACACGTGCCCACGTTGAAGCAGCATATGAAGCGTCAGCGACATTGGGTAAGGCGTACAACTCCGAGACAATGCCAAAGACAAAAGATATAAATAAAAAATCAACCGAGGTACTCAAAGAACTAGGAGCAATATAATGATGAAGAACAAGGCATACAAAATGGGCGAAAAGATGGAGTCCAAGAAAAACAAATTTATGGAAATGAAGATGGGCAAGAAGGCTATGAAGAAGGCTGCTCCTAAGAAAATGGGCAAGAAGAAGTAAATGCCTAAGAACCGAAATTATTTTGAGAACATCGCAAAAGAAATTAACGATGTATATCAGGCTAATCGCCGAACATCTGAAATGAGCAATACTTCTGGACCAGGAACAGATGCTATGGCAAATACACTTGCTGGAATTGCACGCCGTCAGGCTGGGCAATTAGTTGGCGCAGTTGTTAAGGGTGCCAAGTACGATTCAAAAGGAAGACGAACAAACTAATGACAGACCCACGACTAAAGCGAGCAGGAGTGTCAGGCTTTAACAAGCCCAAGCGCACACCAAATCACCCAACTAAGTCACACGTTGTTGTGGCTAAGACAGGTGAGCAGGTCAAGACTATTCGCTTTGGTCAGCAGGGCGTAACTGGAGATAAGAAGCCAACAGCACGACAGGCTTCATTCAAGGCACGTCACGCAAAGAACATCGCTAAAGGCAAGATGAGTGCCGCATATTGGGCAGATAAGGTTAAATGGTAATGGCTAAAGGAACTAAACACTATCTTAAGAGTGGAAAAGAATACACAGGTTCTGTGCACAAGATGAATGGACAAGTCCATACAGGTGCTAAGCACACAGCATCTAGCAAAGTTCTTACTCACACAAAACCTAAGGCAAAGAAGGTAAAGTAATGGCAAAGAAAGTAGCATTCTGGGATAAGAAGAATCCTAACAAGAAGTCGACACCTCTTACGCCTGCTCAAAAGACAAAGGCTAAGGCTATGGCTAAGAAGGCTGGACGCCCTTATCCAAATCTAGTTGACAACGCAAGAGCAAAGAAAAAGTAAACAAAGGTGGGGACAATGCAAGAGACAGTATCAATCGCCTGGTGCGATAATGGAATGGTAGATGGAAAGTTTATGCAAGGCGTCACTGACGTTATGCTTAAATCAGGCTTGACGTTTACATCTACTCTACGCAGTCAGGGAAACCAGATTGCTAGACAGCGTGAAAAAGTTATTCGTTACTGGTACGAGAACAATACCTCAGAGTGGTTGCTCTGGGTTGACTCAGATGTGGTTATTACACCTGAGAAGTTCAAGTTGCTCTGGGATAACAAGGATGCAACTGAGCGTCCTATCCTTACTGGAGTTTACTTCACAACAGATACACCAGAAGAACCATTGATGATTCCAATGCCAACTATCTTTAACTTCGCAGAAGCAGAAGATGGTGTGGTAGGCATCAAGAGAGTTCACCCAATGCCAGAGAACAAACTGATTAAGGTTGAGGCAGCAGGTATGGGATTTGTGCTTATGCACAGAAATGTAATTAGCCGAATCATTGAGGCAGTAGGAACTGACACTGCCATCTTCAATGACATCGGAACAGGCAAGACATTTATGGGTGAAGACATTTACTTCTTCGCCTTGGTTGGCAAGGCTGAGGTTCCAGTCTACTGCCACACAGGAGCAGTCGTTCCACATATGAAGCGCTTCTCCTTTGATGAGCACTACTACAAAGCATTCTTCGGTGGCAATCAAGCCCAGAAGAAATCAAATTTAATCGTACCAAAACGCTAAGGAAGGTTAACAATGGCACTAGGCAAAGCAGGTAGCAGCCTTACAGCAGAACTTAATAGGCTGGCAGGTATTACCAACGTCGCTCAATACCTTGACGCACAAGGCGCTGCGAATCGCTGGGCTAGTACCACTGGTCTTGCAACAGTGGGTGCTTTGAACATCAAGGCATCTGCTTCACGTACGCGTGACAAGTTCAAGGACATTGACGGAATTTGTAATGAACTTGCTGGAACAACTGGGCTTGCAGCCCCTGCTGCGTTAAGGAGCATCAACGCCTAATGACAACTACATTAACTAATATGATTGATGAAGTACTGGTCAATCTTGCTGGGTACACATTCCAGCAGGACCGCAGTACTTACATCACATCTGCAGTGAGTACAACCACATCAACAAGTGCATCACCACTTGTCCTTAGCCTTGGGTCAACTGACTCAGTAGGTAAGGGTATCCTTGAGGTTGATGAAGAACTTCTCTGGGTAGATTCATTTGACCGCGTAGCCAATACTGCAACAGTATCTCCCTATGGTCGTGGCTATCTTGGCACAACTGCAGCAACACACGCTGCTGATGCGAAGGTAACTATCTCCCCTACTTTCCCACGCTTTAGCGTCAAGCGTGCAATCAATGACACCATTCGCTCCCTTGGGGCAAACATCTTTTCAGTAAAGGCAACAACCTTTACATTCAATGCAGCAGTGTCTACATATGCATTCTCTAACTTAAACATCAAGAACATCTTAACAATTAGTTGGCAAAGCATTGGCCCGTCTAAAGAGTGGGTACCAATTCGTCGATGGGACTTTGACTCATCTGCTAACGCAGCAGCCTTTGGTTACACGACTGAACAAGTTCAAACAATCACTTTAGGTGAGGCTCCTATCTCTGGTCGCACAGTCAAGATTGTTTATGCAACTGACCCTGAACCATTCACAAACAACTCACAGGTTTACACAACAGTAACAGGCTTGCCAGAATCTACGCGGGACGTAGTGATTCTTGGTGCGGCCTATCGCCTGCTCTCATTCCTTGACCCAGCACGTGCTGCACAGGTTAGCCCACAGGCTGATGAGACAGACTCTAAGCGCCCATTTGGTGCATCTCAGAGTGCGACTAAGCAACTCTATGCTCTTTACACACAACGCCTTAACGAAGAGACCAAGGCACAGCAACAGAACTATCCACCTAAAGTCCACTACTCCCGCCGATAAGGACCAGCAATGACAACTAGAAAATATTCA